TTTTCTCCAATACAAAGATTTCTTGCACCAGTAATTAATTTACCAGCACTTTCTCCAATAGCTATATTATTATTTCCTGGATCTGCACTCCCTAAAGCAGCAGAACCAATAGCAATACACCCTTGCATGTTTGTAGCTTGTAAACCGCTTTGAGCACCTATAAAAACATTATGTGAACCTGATGTTAGTGCTGTTCCAGCATCACTTCCAACTGCTGTATTACTAGACCCTGATGTAATAGCATCTAAAGCTGCAATTCCAACTCCCGTATTATCCTCTGCTGAAGATAAAGTTCCTGTTGTTGCATGACCAATTAACAAACTATCTGTAAAATTTGTTCCTTCAATTTTACCAGCTATTAAATCTCCTGTAATATCAGGTAAAGTATGGACTGCACTACTACCCACTGAGTGTGGTTGTGGTTGTATTTTTTGACCATGAGAATTAGACTCACAATTTAAAACTAAAGCACCTTGATTAGTATTACCTTTAATTACAACTGTGCCTGTACCATTAGGGGCTAATTCAATATTTGCATTAGATGTAGTTACAATATCTTGGCCATTCATATCAAGATTACCACCTAATTGTGGTG